CATCAGTTTTAGGCGAACCATCAGGATTTTTAATAGCAAACTGGTCAGCTACCCCGCCACGCTTCACATTACCTGGGTTTTTATTTCTTTGTGGCCTGTTTAAACTTACTGTGTCATTTTTTTTTTGGAGAGATTCGATAATTTGTTTCAATCCTTCTTCTCCATATATCTTTAGGGCTTCTTCGTATGATGTATCGAATCCAAGATCATTAAAACTTCTTTGTACATCAATACCAGATACTGCTTCTACTTCCCCTGTCAACTCCTCTGAAGTTTTAAATTCTTCTGCGACAAATCGACCATAATCTATTCCTTGAGATTCAGCTAAATTCCTTAATGGTTCTATCATATCCTCAAAGTTATTACGCCTTACATCGTATAATTCAAGTGCTGTTTTTCTCATTTGTTCTCTAGTCTCCTTCGGAAGTTTATCACCTTTTTGTAACCTATCTATCACAAATTGAGGGGCAATTTTATTTAAGAAAGCACTAGCAGATTGGAGTAAGGTTACATCCTCACTTCTGACAGTTGCTCCAGGGTCGACCATACGTTGAAAAGCATTGATGGCGGCGATGTCACCAAATCCCGTATCTTGCGTTAGTCCATTCACAACACCTAATATCCCAGTTTCTATATCTAACATATCACGATATGCTGGGTTAGCAACGACTTGAGCCGATAATCCTTTAGCTTGAGTAAACTGATCCTCACTTAATTCTCCATTATTCCTAGCGTTTAGGGCTTCTTGTTCTTTTATCAGCTCTAATTGTCCAGCCGATACTTCAGTTTGAAGTTTTTGGAAATCTAATACATCAATTTGTTCGCCTAATCTAGCTCTATCTGATAAGCCTTGGAAGACTGCCTCAAAAGATCCTGGCACCATCCCCGCTGAACTTTCAAGCAATGCTATTTCTTGTGGTGGAATTTGAGATAATTGTACACCAGATTCTATTAATTGTTTGATATTATCTTGAGCAAGTGTTCTAATCTCTTCATCTACTTCTAACTGTTTAAGCCCTTTAAACGATTTACCACCAATTGTAAATGACTGATCAGATGGAAGTTGTCTGAGTTGAGTTAATAGTTTTATTTCTTGATCGGGATCTAGGGTTGGGAGGCCAAGTACGCCACCTTCTGCGCTAATTCCCCTTTTCTCTAACAGAGCCAATTCTGCCCCCAAGCGTTTTTCAGCTAATTCCGTCTGCCTTTCTATAAACTTCAACCTTATATCATCAATCCGAGTAGCTTGATCAAACTTCTCTGCATCAATTAATTCTTGCTTTTGCTTCTCTATTAACTTAATACTTCTATCTAAGTCTTTTTGTATTCTATCAATCTCACCAATTGTGGAACTGTCTTTTGTAATAGCTGTTACGCCTACACCTCCAAATTGTTGGCCAGAAGCAGATACTTGTCCTTTCGCACTTTCGGCCGCCTCGCCTAACAATCCGACTTGTCTTTTCGCCTCATCCCCGATTTCTTGCTTCCTCTCTCCTGTTCTTTGTATTTCTAGCCTTTCTCTCTCGGCTCTATCTCGCTCTGCTTGTTCAAATGCCCCTCTAGCTTCTCGATTCAAAACTGAAAATTCAGAGTCTAGTCCAGAATCAGCCACTCCAGCCTCATTGAATAAACCCTTAAAATCATCTCGGTTCCCCGTAACATCCGCCCCCCCATCCCTAATGTCAGCTAAGGCAGAATCAATTGACTGAAACTGTTGAGATGAAAAAAATTGCCCCTCTTCACCACTGCCAATAGCCCCTATTCTTTGTGTAGGTTGAGAGGTTAAAATTTCCCCCGTGATTTTATCTCTTACTTGTTGTCCCGCTAATACGGAAAATTGATCTGCCATATTTTTAATAATTAATAAATAAGTTGTCTCACCCCTCCTAACCAGAAGGGGTTTAAAAATTATCTAATCAGTTCAACTAATATACCGCCAACAGTAAGTATGCTCTGTGCATCAGCTGCTCCCCAATCGGCTGTAACTGTCATAGTTAAATCGGTAGTACTATCTTCAGCTGATGCGAATGGATTGGCGTATGCAGCTGCTGCGTCAAACGCAGGGGAACCATCAGAAATAGTAGCTAATGATAAAAACATATTTCCAAAACTTATCTGTTCCGCCGCAGAAGATGAAGCTGTCATAAAAGATTCTACTGTTCCTTTGTAATTATCGATGGCTCCATCACATCCATTTCCAGTATCCATATCAGAAATAGTAGAATCATCATATTTTACTTTAATAGAAATTCCAGAACCGCCAGCAGATGAGCCTTCATAGTCAAAATCAGTAATTATTAAAGTTATCCGCAATGTATTATTAGTACCCATTAATCCGCCTGGAACATTAAAGGAATAAAGAGTAGTTTCATCTGTTGTATTCTCAACAGTAACTGGTACAAAATTTCTATAAAGATACTTAGATCCAGCGGCGGTCTCGCATGTCCCACCATCAAAACATAATTCCCCAACATCCATACTTCCTGTTGTAGTCGCATTTCCTGTAATATAAGTATCACCGATTATATTTAAAGTAGAAGTCGCATTTTCAAGCGATGAAGTTCCAATTATTACTTTTCCAGTAGTAGTCGTTCTAGCAAATGTATGATCTCCTGTCCACACATAATCAGTAGTAGTAGCCACTGCTATCCCACCATCATTAGATGTCAGACTATTATTAAGTTTAACTGATAATTGGTTGCTTCCATCCAAGTCAAATTCATTAGTAGAAGTTGCTAATTTCAATTCCCCTCCACTTAATGTCATTGGATTAACAGTTGCAAATGTTGTCCCGCTATCATTAAACTGATAATCATCTGCTCCAATATTCCAACCCATCAAGTCAGTTGAGGTATTGCTCCATATTCCTTGTGTTCTGTCTCCATAGAATATTCTAGTAATTGAATCGGGAGAGGTGGTGGCGAAGAGCCATGCGCCAGTAATGGTTTCGGTTGAGTCTTTAGTGGGGTATTGTTGCCTTAAATACAAATCTCCATTCGTGATAATCACTGACTCTCCTTGGGCATGTGCCTCAATATTAGCAGCCACACTTCTGTCCTCACCCGTAAATACCATTCCGAAAGTGCAACCTGTAAATTGTTTAGTAGCTACTGTTAATCCAGTACACTTCACTATTTCACTATTTGATCGACCTTGGGCTACTTTTAATACTATTAAATCACCTAAAATAGCAGAAGATAAAACACTTCCATCTTTCAAGGTGATTGAATTTACCTTTAAGGTTGTACCTGAATGCCCTTCAGTAAAAGATTGAGCAAGTGTAGTAGAATATTCATCAGGTCTAACAGGTGAATCTCCACCAAGTAGAATCTCATTGCCTCCTACCACTTCCACATACTCACCCACTATGTTCAAATCCTCTCCTTCGTATATTACATCAGGATTTACTATATTATTGTCTTCAGTAATCTTTTCGACTGTTGTATTATACTTGTCAGCAATCTTACTTAACCAATCTTCTGGTTGCACTATATAGGCACAAACTGGAGTGGCTACAAGTATTGTTAGTAGTATTGTTATAAGTTTTCGCATAGGCTTATTTTTTAATTAATTAATTATTTTTTAGGGTAGTTCACCATCTTCGCATCACTTACTTGCCACCCATATTCTGATATTACTACTTGTTGTCCTTCTCCATCACTCGAGAATATTATTTGAACACCTTGAGTTTTGGCCGCTTGAGGCAATGGGTAATAAACTAGAAATGGATCAAGTTCATCAATGTTTTCTACTGTTCCGCCTAGCGGGTCTGTTCCTAAGCTATGAACACCAAGAGGGTTTGATACTGCCTCTGTTACATAAGCGCTGTCAGATTGTGCTAATGTCTTTTCATATAATGCGATAGCTCCATTTTCTCCAAAGAGTATTTCTGTCTTTAACTCACTGCCAGCTGATATTCGTCCTTTCACCCATAATCCCTCAATATTCTTCCTAGTAAATGGACTTCCGAAATGTTCTAATTTAGTAGTATATATAAATTTATAGGCTGCGCCATTCTTAGTAAAACCATCAAATGCTTTAAATAGTTTACTGTCGCCAGAACTACCAAAGTACAATTGCTGGTCATAAACTGTCATGGCATTAACAAACCAATCCATTATCCCTCTATTCAATATAGCACTTCCTTTTTCATTCTGGCTGAATTGAAAACTAACTACTTTATCATTGTTGCTTTGATCGCTATCAGATTTACCAGCTATCAATAATATGTTTTCCTTTTTCCAGTAAGTGATGGCAGCGTCATCCCATACAAAATCTTTAATAGTTGGTCTAATTTGCAAGGCTAAATCTTCTGTTTGGAATAGGTTCTGTGCTTCTAGTCTTGATAACCTTCTTATTTGCCCTTCGGGAGATACATGAACATAATCATTACCCACTAATGCTAATGCCTTTATAGATGGAGCAATACCAGTATCTGATATAAGTTTCCTGGTAGAAGTTTTAGAAGTTGAGGTTGGGAAGGATAAAGCATATCCCCACACTACTTTTGATTTATATACAATAATCCAATTATCTATTGATCCCATGGCTATATTCTTACCGCCTTCAGGGAAATCAGCAAAGCCAGGGTCATCAGGATTAGTGGATGATGTAAAATTAGTGAAGTCTCCCACTTCTGAATATTTAACCAAAGTCTCTGCGCCTGATGTACCTGTCCCCCATAGTCGGCCTTGAGCTGTTAATATAAAAGTAAACTTATCTAGTCCTGAATGAGTTGAAGTATCAACTGTTTGCGCTATCCCAGCTGTATCTGCCATAGCAGTTACACCGGAACATCCAGTAAAGGTAGTAGCAGTTTTGCCAGAGTAAGTAATTGTTACAGTAGCTCCTGCGTCATCTTTGACCGTTAAAGAACCAGATGATGAGAAACCATCAGTAGCATTAGTTTTTGAATCACCTGTTATTTTTTTAACTGTTAAAGTCCCAGCCGCTGCCAAAACCGCTCCGTCCAATATACATATCCCTGGAAGCCATTTAGAAAAGTTATCAGCCCCATTACTCATTAATAGTTGGTCTGTTCCCTCGTCATTATACGGAGCAAAGCTCATTACCTTACCTGTCGTAAAATTAGTAATTAAAGGTATTATCTCACCATCTTGTGAATTTCTAGTATCTCCTGGGTTTAAATATTCTAAAATGCTATTAGTATCATTGTCTCTTATTTGAAGCAATGTCTCAAAACCTGAACTTCTCTCATAAGGAAATTGCTGGGTTATCTTATCAGACGCATTGGCTTGATTGGCAAATTGCGAATAACCTTTCATCGGAGATACTTGAGAAGATGAAGATAGGTCTGCATTTAAAGTCGCAGCCGCCTCAAAATCTCCTATCTCGTCTGAAGTACGGAGAGTATTTAATCCGAGGAATTTAGTTATATTTTTAATGGTTTTTGGCATTCAATTAATTTAATTATTATCAGCTCCATTGATGAAAATTTCTTCCCACCCGCTCTGTGCTGCTGCCTCTTGGCTCCAATGTCGCTACATTCCTAACTATCTGAATGCCTACATCATTCTTCATAGCCTTAAAGGCTTCAGTGCCTGCTAGTTCTTCTATTTGCCAACTAACAGACTCATCACTATCTTTCATCTGTCTGAATAATAATTCAGTTACTAGGTGCAGAAAACCATCTCTATGCCTGGTTGGTAGTAGTAATGTTTGAGTATTATCAATTGTATCTATGGAAAATTCTTTTTGTAAACCATCATCCTCATCATTTACCATATTATCTGAAAAATATACTATTTCCATTTCCGTTGGTTGGAATACATTTAAATCATCCACTCTTACATTTGAAATATCAGTCATACCAGACGAATAATTAATTCTTATCTCAATGTATTGGCCAGTAACAGCGATTGTAGGTGTACCTGTTTGAGTAGCGTCTCTCCATGCCCATGATATTTTATTCCATTGATTTTTAAAGGAGCCTACATTAATAGGTCTTGCAACTGTCATCGCCCAATAGTTAGAGGTATCATCACCTACTCTTAATTCAATATTAGTGATTGTTTCTAGCTGAGCTTCTGTTGCTTGCTGAAAATCCAGCCACATTCTGAATGTTCCAATATTCTCATAATCAGTTAAGTCTTCAGCAGTCAAAGTTTCATTACTTATCTTGGCATAATTATTAGTTGACTGACTAACATCTATATTAAATTTCAAAGAAGCTGACCCTTCTTTTTTTCTTTGAGTATCAACTGTTAATGTAGTTGCATCAGAGTTAGTAGTATCGCTTGACCATGTACCCTCACTAGTTAATGAATTAAATGCAGATAGTTGTTTCTTGGCAGTCGCATTCCTATATATCATTCTCAATACCTTATCGTTATCTCTTTTTTCAACTGTAAAAGAATTGACGATTCTACTTTCCCTGATATATCTATCCATCAAGCTATTGTCAATTTCAGAAAATCTTTCATAAGATTTATTCGGATCTCTTATTTCTCTTATATCCTTAACATCATCTAGCCCTAAATCATTCTCTAAACTATAATCAGATTCATCAAAATCTAAATACTCCCAGCCTTTTATACGCTGGGTAAAATCCCAATGAGACTTGGATTGCATGAATTGGATTATTTGATTCATCCCTTTTACTCTTTGAGTTTGAGTTAAAGGAGAATCGATGGTATTCACAAGCCTGTCTTGCAGGTAGCTATCACATTGTGCTAAACTTATAGACATAAGCCTTAATAATTAATTAATAGTATATGATTGAAAAATGTATAATTTGTGATAAAGTTAAAAAACAAAATAAAACTGAAAATAATGTTGAATATGCTAAACGGAAATATTGTTCTCGCGAATGTTACTATAAAAGTAAGCGAACTGGTAAAACCATAAAATGTGAAATATGCAATAAATCTTTCTATATATGGTTAAAGCAAATCGGTAAGCGGAAATACTGTTCTCCTAAATGCCAAGGTATTGGAAGTCGATTCAAACTTAATCGTAATTGTATCTTATGTAATAAAGTCTTTAAAGTTCGTTCTGATTATAAGGCTAAAAGATTTTGCTCTTTAAAATGCTGGTTATCATACAGACATATTTATAAACTGAATCATGGAAGTAATAATGCTCGCTGGAAAGGTGATGATGTCGGTTATGCTGGAATACATAAATGGATATATAAAGCATTAGGCCGACCCCTACGATGTGAACATTGTGGTGATACTTATAAAAAACGAGTACTAAATTGGGCGAATAAATCTCATAAATACAAAAGGGATACAAGAGATTGGATGGCGCTTTGCTGTTCTTGCCACAGAAAATATGATTTAAGCTGATAATGTTATAGACATATATTTATATTAAATTTTTACTTCTTAATCTAGTTGTGAAGCTTTTCCTAGCTCTGGATTTTTGTCTAATCAAACTAACACCAGCAGTCCCAGTTGTTTTAAACTTATATTTAGCCCTGCTTTGGACTGCTTTATTTAGTATTTTTCGTTGGGCTTTTCTGGTTCTTCTTTTAGTCCCAATAAAGCCGAGTATTTTACTAGGCATATTATTTTCGTTTAATTGCTTTTTTTAATCTTCTTCTCTCTTTAATAAATTGGGATTGCATACCTTCTCTACCTCCTCTAGGGTATTTCTTTTTTACATGTTGCCTGGCTACACTGCTAATCATTCTATTCTTCTTGATTCTAGTCCTAATCCTGCTAACACCTTCAATAGTCTTAGCAAATGGACTAGCATATCTAGCTATTCTTTTTAATATTTTTCTAGGCATATTATGTTATTCTCCTTCCCTTTAACTCTCGAGTAGAACCTGCTTTAGCTGCTATACCAAACAAGGCGGCCAATAGCCCGTAAACTGCTATATTTTGATCAGCAGTAGTTATTATCCAATCAAAAGCTATTGATACTGAATAGCCAGCAATACAAACAGCAAGCAAATAAGTTTTCTTCCCTTGCAAATATTCTATAAATTTTTGCATATATTTTTGTTATTACTTAATAATTAATTACATAGTACATGGGACTTGTTTGATAGGCACACCACATCTAAAGCATCCTCGGCTATATTCCTCTCAATTGTAACCTTATACATTTTCTCCATCAGGGCTTCATTTTCTTTGCCAGCATTAGCATATTCTGTTTCAAAGGTTATACATTCTTCCATAATCGGAGGAGCAGGACACTCTGGCCAATCTGGGCAATAAGGACACTCAATCTGCTTAGGACATACCTTAGGTTTGGGACATTCAGTAATTATTACTTGTGGTTCAGTTGTAAGATTTAAAATGCTTGTGACTATGACTCCGATAAAGAAAAGTATTACTAGAACAAATAAAGTAGGTACAAGTTTCATATAAAAAGATTAATTTTTAAACTTCTTTGCAGGAATCCATCTAAACATTTGTTCAGATGTTAGCCACGCACCTTCTCTTGCAGTCTTACCATCTAAATAGCCAATTTTCTTTGTTTTAAAATACTTCATAAAATTAAATTAATTTTTAAACCAACCTCCTATTTGTTTAAATGGCCACCCATTCCAGTCTATCTTTTTAATCCACCTAAACATGTCCGTCCCATTTATCCAACTCCCCCTTGGTACTGGTTTGCCATCTATATACCCATCTGCCTGTGTTTCATACACGGGTGGTTTTTTGCCTAAAAAGAATTTTTTAGAAAAACCAAAATAATAATTCCAAGTTAATTTTTTTAATGTGCCATCATAAGTATCAAGTATTTTCCAATATTCATTTAATTTATACCCATAACACACGCACCAATGATTATCTCTTTCGTTGGAGTTCTTATAATATAGTCCCTTACTGTTTCTTTTCCAAGCTAACACCGAAATGCCAAGTGGTGAATATTTTAAAGCATCAATCATATTTTTCTTTTTTTGCTCCCAATTCAACCAACTAGGGAATGTCCACTCGTGTTGAAACATATACTTATTTTTCCATTCTTCGCCTACATTAAGATATTTTTTAGTCATTGGATTTGGGCTATAATATTCATCCCAAGTATTTATATCTTTAGAAAATGGTAGCAATTCTTCTGGTATCATCCCATGTTTTCTTATTGCTTCTGAAGCTGTATGTGCTGACCCACCTGATCCACGACTAATTTTAGTAATTACTCCCATGTATCTTTCAGCTTTGTCCTCTTCTGCTTCATATTTTCTTTTATGAATTATTTTTAACGCATTTTCTGTTCCAAAGTTTGTGCAATTATAAGTTTCTAAACCATGCTGTCTTTGATATTCTTTTTCTGGTAAAAAATCGTCCCATTGCCCACTTTCTTGCAAAAGTTCCTGAAGCATTTTACTACTTCCAAATACATATTGGTCATCTGTTATTTCATCAGGTTGAAAACCATGATTTTGTATTGTATCTTTTTTCATATATGTTATAATTATTGTAGGTTGATAACGCAACCAAGAAATGTTATTATTTAATTGCCTCGTGGATTAGATGCGTTATCATCTATGAAACGAGGCTTTTTGATTAATTATATGAGTAAACACAATTCTAAGGGGCAATTTGCTAAGGGGCATATTCCATGGCATAAAGGCAAGAAATTTCCTGAAAAGTCAGGGGGGAATAGTCATTTATTTAGACACGGTCTTCGTCATACTAAATTTTATTCTGTTTGGAATGAAATGAAACAACGGTGTTCAAATTCAAACGATCCTAATTATCCTCATTATGGTGGTCGAGGAATCACTGTTTGCAAGAAATGGTTAGAATTCACGGGTTTTAGGGATGATATGTATAAAGACTACCTTAAGCACAGAAAAAGTAATACTTATACTTCTATCGATAGAATTCATGGGGATAAGGGATACTGTAAATCTAATTGTAAATGGGCAGATTCTATTGAACAGAACAATCATACTAGGCGAAATAGAATTATTATTTATAAAGATCGTTCACTAACTCTAGCACAATGGGAAAGGAAAGTTAAAATTCCAGCATACTTAATCAAACAGAGAATAGATCGTGATAACTGGTCAATAGAAAAGGCGTTAACTACCCAAATAAATAAAAGTATTTAATCTTCCGTCTTATCCTCCGTCCTATCAATCGTAGGCAATACCTCGTCTAATGCCCTATCAATATCGGCTTCATCATCATCATCAAAATATACAAACTCTGGTTGCTTATTTTTGTTCTTATGTTTTTTGGACATATTATTTAATTATTACTTGATAAATAAAAGCTAATAATACAGTAGTTAATATAGTCCCTACCATCCCATAAACAATTTTTTGAACAAGTCTAAACTCTGCTTTTGATGCAAATTTTTCATCTAAATGTTCTTTAAATGATTTAAAATCTGTCTTAAAATCATTCTTAAATTCCTTAAAGTCATTCTTAATTTCACTCACATCTTTTTGAATATTAGTCATATTATTCTCTAAATCATTTATTTTTAAGTCGTTATTATCAGTCATCTATTCCACCTTAATTGGTACTTCTGGAAAACTACAAGTGGCTTCGTCTAGTAATGAAGTCTTAGAGGAAATACCTCCTAGTCCATCATTATAGTCATCTCTAGCACTATTAAATCTGCTTAATATCTTTGTAATATCAGATTGGGAATCATTCATAGTGTCAATCTCATTTCCCATATTAATAACATCCGTTGAAGTAGCAGCTGGAACTAAATATTCCTTTTCAATAATCTTTATAGTCTCATCATCTGCTGGAGTAGTATCAGTATAAGTAGCAGCGATTACTACTCCTGTACAAACCAGGGTTGTGATTAAAATAGTTAATAATGTTTTTTTCATATTAGTTTTTTTAATTATTAAGTCGCAGTCCAAAGTTTTATAAATGAACCTTGTTCTACATTAATTGGAGTTGATGTAGAATTTATTTTTTCTGCTGATAAGGTGGCTCCGTCAATTATATACAATGCACCATCACATCTATTTAATAAATGTATCTCTCCTATAACATAGGTATCTGATGTTACATAGCAAGAATCTTTTGAATCTATATACCAGTCGCCCGTTACTGGAGCAGTACAGGTATTACCTGCACTATGAACTACTACCAATTTAGGGTCTTTGGTCGTTCCAGCTTCTTCGGAAAAATAACAATTAAATTGAGACTGTTTGCTAGAAATATGAACTGGAGCTGAATTAGCAACATCATGGTTTGCATTTCTAGTCCCCATGTTAGCTATACCATCATCAGCTAATTCAGATTCTAAATAAGTAATTCCAGCAGCATTTAAAACAAAGTCATTATAATCAGTAGTATCATAGTTAGCATAAGTAATGGCTGTGCTATAAGCTGTTATTCCAAAAGCGTCATAATCGTCAGTTGACATGGAGGTGTTACTGACAGGCGCAACAGAATAAACATTTACATCCGGTGTTGCGTCAAGATCATCTTTTTTATAATCTCCATAAAGTGATAAGGTGGCAGAATCAATTGTATCATCTCCAATACTTGATATATCAAATCCGAATAAACTTCTACCTATTGTTCTCCAATTTGGAGAATTAGAATCAGACAACATCCACATAAATGAGAATGGATTTTCCTCTCCACCTGTTCCGCTCCCAGTTACATTATTCCTTAAAGTAGCCCAAGCTACACCTGAACCAGACCCATACTGATAAACCACCCATCCATCTTGCGATGATGATTGATCTGCGTCTGGATAAAAAGTTGAAGTAGTATCGGTATATACTGGATATGTTGCACTATCAAGGAACGATTTTGGTATTATTTTTATTAATTTATATTTGTTTAAATACAGATTTTGATACTCTATATTAATTAATTGGTATTGTCTCTGGTCTCTTACCCCGCTATCCCAGATATAAAAATCCTGAAAACTGATTCCTCTTCTGCCAGTAGCTGTGGTGGGTTTATGAGACAGTTTTCCTGTCGTAGTTAAAATCCCACTTTCACTCCATTCAATTCCGTCTTCTTTAACTATGCTGTTATCAGAATATGTTATTTCAAATTCATATCTTAAATCGCTAGTTAATCTAGTTGGCTTACTATTAAATCGTATTATTTTCCTAAGCCGTGGAGACTCCCCATGGTGTACCCAATAAATTAAATCAGCGGATGGTCTTGAAAATGCATTCCTATATATTACATAATTAGTTTCTCCAAATCCCAAATCTCCAATTTCTAATTGCCCCCCAATTCTTCTTGCATTTAATGCTTTTATTGTTTGGATGAAATCATTATCTGTAATTTCTGTCTTATCAAATATATCCCATCTATTATTATTAATGAATTTGGCTTCGCCATTGGCATACTTCGGAACTTGTACTATAAATGGTGCGTCCTCAACTGTAAAAAATTCAGAGGTCTCTACAAAATCAGTATTAATTGATTGCCATGTTCCGTCATCTTCTAAATAATTAACCCATCCAACTGCCAATACTGTTGCCTCATCTCCATTGGGCTGAATATATTTATTAGAGTTCCATGTTCTTTCAGTTTGAATTTCAGAACCTAGGCTAGCTCCTAATAATCCATCATACTTACCACTATATAAAGTCCTTACTTCATCGTCTGTGCATCCGGATAGTCCTATGCAGAATATTATCAAACCTATACAAATTGTAATTTTTTTTTTAATCATATAGTCTAAAAAAATTCTAAAGTAGTAGTGGTTTGACCAGGGATTATCCTCAATCCACCATCTACATCCCCTATTACAAAAGTTTCAGTAGAGGTAGCTCTGCCATTCCATACTACACTGGCGGCCGTAGTTGTTGGAGTAATTGTATTGGCCTCAAATCCTGGGGTGGTGGTCGCTTCCCAAGATGCCCCATAATCTGTTCCACTTGGCCAAGTAGCAATACAATCATCTCCTGTTAAGCAGAATTGTAGGGCTTCTATATTATTTGATCCGATAATGTCGTCTGGAAAGGTTGTAGTCGCATTAGCAGTATTCAAATCTATTGTCATGTCGCCATCACCAGCAACTGTAAAAGAAGCTACGCTATCCCAATCATAACTTAACCTCAACTGTTCTGAAGTATCTTCAACTTGAAGTATAACATCAGGCGTGGATGTTCCAATACCGATATTGCCATTAGCTGTTATAAAGAAATGGTCATTGCCTCCTGCTCTAAATATCATCGAGTCAGCAGTATGCAAATATCTAATTTGACCTATTCTGCTGTCTCCTCCAGTTGTTACAGCATCTCCGAAAAAAAGATTAGACTGGGTATTGCCAAGGATTGTCATACCCTTATTCGACAGTGAATCTCCAATCACAAGGTCGTCTGCGTCAGTTGATACATTTAAACTTTTAACACTAAAACCTGCCCTGCCATCCCCTTGTACTATAAAATCTTGATTGCCAGCAGAATCTACGGTTACTATGGATGGTATTACACCATCTCCTTCTACTGCTAAAGTAGCGTAAGGTGAGGTAGTAGCTACACCTACCCTGCCTTGCCCTGTTACAGTTAATCCTTCTGCCATTGTCCCTTCTGTAAGTTGTGTTTTATTTGATGAGGCGGCTATGGTTAATAAACTAAAACTTCCAGTCGGGTCATTGGTTACTTGTATCCGAGAAGTATAAAAATTAGTTCCTCCATCCCATTTACCCTGTTCAAAGATAGGGACAGCTGACTTGTCATAGAACATATTTCTACCACCCCAGATAGCATTTGATTGGCCAACTATATCCAAGACCGCTAGCGGAGTAGTAGTACCTATGCCTATATTACCATTATCAGCAATAGTCAAAGCATCCCCAGCCACTTCTCCATGAAGACTTACATACCCGAAATTACTAGCTTCATTGTATCCAAGAACTACCCCATCATTAGTCGCCAATCCAACTCCAACTGATATAAAGACCGCGTCATCAGGATCTGCGTTAACATTTAAAAAGTCAGCTATCCTAACTTCTCCGTCAGTATCCACTTCCACTTGTAATTGCGTAGTAGGTGTTTGCGTCCCAATGCCGACATTTCCATCTTTGACATATAAAGTAGCGTCAGCAGAAAAGTGAGCAGTAGTCGTTGCGCTTGTTACTGTTAAATCTCCGTTAGAGCCTAAGATGGCATCATCAATCCATTCAGTAAGTTCTGTATGTTCAACTGTATTTAAGTGAAAATACTGGTCTGCAGTTCCACCTTGCAACCCAGATAATTCATTATGAACTGATGCTCCGCTAGATGTGAACTGGGTATCATAGGCTGATTGCACATCATTAAAATTAGTCTCATCTTTTTGGATAAGTATTTTAGCTGCTAAAAATCCTAAATCTGCCACATGATCTGGCAAAGAAGATGGAGGTTGAGCCGCTTCTGCTTGCAACAAAGTATAATCTCCCTGTCCCATAACTACCATAATTATACCGTCTGTATCACCATCAATGTAAACCCAGTGAACACCCCATCTATTAGGTGTAAGCTCAACTGAACCTTCTGTTATATCATTATAATAAATATTAGTAACTGTACTAGAGGCAAACTCTTCCCAAGCTGACCCTGTATAAATATAAGATTCATAAGTATCAGCGCCTGAAGTGTCTTGTGGATCAGTAGTTATTCTAGTTAATCCAGCCCAAAGTACACCAGCAGTAGATTCTAAATTACGAGTTCCAGATTCGCTAATAACTGCTCCTGAAGCCCTAACAACTTCTCCAAACACTTGAGTAACATATCCTAAAGTATTTTTAGGCACTTCAGCAATATTCATTCCAGCTGGAACCATGTGTAATGTATTTCCTTCTCTAAAAACTTTTCCTAACAATATTCCATTTCTATTATTAACTGTTGATTTATCTATGGTAGCGTGAATTGAAGGATCACCTCCATTGTAATCTACATGGATATAACTTGTTGATCCATCCACTAATTCTAAAGTAGTTGTGGCCGTCCAGTCCATCCACATAGCAGAGCTAGTAGCTGTTGTACCTATTTTGATTATGCCCCTGCCCGCTGCTACTGTCATTTCACCATCTCCGTTACTTGAAAATTCTCCACCATCTATCTTGCCAGCTGATTGGGTGGTGTCGAACCAGTCCTGTAAAGAAGAGTAGGTTGTATCATTTATGGTTGCGAGGTTATCTAATTCGCCGGCTATATAGAATGAACCAGTAGTTGAGGCACTGCCTTGGAAATCGCCATCACCTATAAAAGTAAAATCTCCATCAATCGTACTAGAAGCATTAACAAATATCCCCGCTGAAGTATTAGTTGGGGTTAAAACATTTATTGGTGATTCTTGCCAGTTAGAAGAAAAAGAAGCCGATCCACTACAAGCTGATCCAGTCGAAGTTAATAAACCATCAGCATCATATTGCGCACATCCTGATCCTTCGTCTATCATGGCGAACGAACCTTTTAATTCCAAGGTAGCATTAGTAGTAGTAGAAGTTGTGCCATCACCTACTATAAGTGTTTGCAAAGTTGAGGTTAATGATCTTATCAATTTTTTATTTCTTTCATTCACCCATTCTCTTGTAGTACTTCTGGCTCCTAATATCTCATCCCCTTCCAACATTTCTTCATCTAATATAAGTCTAACAGGAATCTCAAGAGCCTTGACTGTACCTATCACAGTCATTAATGCTATGGATATTATCCCTAATGTTAGCCAAAAACTCCTCATATTTATTGATTCATTAATTTCATTGCCTCTGCAATATTTTTAACATTTACTTTGTCTATACTCTTTTGTAACACTTTCGCATTTTGGTTCACAACCACTAGCAGAGCCTTAATCCTTTTCTTATCTTCTTTATTTAAGGCTTCTATCATCTTCTCTGTCATCTGCATGTTGCTAGCAAGTTGTCCCAGTTCATGTTGCAGATTAGCCGTTAGATTTAAAATATTATGCTGGTCAAGCGAGGCTAATTTTTTATTCATCTCGCTAATACTATTGGTCAGTATCCCGAACTGGTCTATCGAGCTTAGCAGATTATCAAGTTTACTATTAACTGCTATATTCTCTTGATTACTATTTTTGATATTTCTATCTAAATCCTTTATAGCTCCCATTACTTTTTTATTGGTGTTGCTATGCATACCAGTTAGGCCAGTCAACTTATCAGTTATCATTGATTTTAATTCTCTTGTATTTATTTTAGGTTCCGGAATTTCTAAGTCAGTCATCACCTTATCATTCTCAAAATTAAAATCAGACCGACTAGCCAATATTTTAGCTGCGGTCATATTATCACTTATAACTTTCTTCCAAACTTCCTCAGATACTTTTTTAGAGATATTATCAATATCTTTAGAACTAACTCCAGCTCCCCCTCCACCGCCTGCCATAATAGGATTACTATTAGGTATTCTCCTAACTTTCAATACTTCACTCTCACCTGATATGCTTTCAGACTTTGGTGTACCAGCCGTTCTGTCAGCAGCTGATTCATAAATATCATAAACTATTTCAAATTCACCCTCGTTAGCTGGTGTATGATCTCCCTCATAAACATAACCAATAGTAGTATTGGCATCTAGATCTATTGTATCTACTACATCACCATCAACATCAAGAACTCTGGCTTGTGGAAATAACCCAGTTGTCTGATATGGATCTGTCCATCTAATTGATTGTAATACTCCTGCCTCCCCCCATCTAAAATTAGACATAAATTAAATAATTAATTTCCATATCCCAGCCCCTATAAAGGGACTAGGGATGAAAACCATTGAGGTTATCTAGTGTGGCAGTTCGCATATACAGCACCGACCATAGAAGAATAGCAAGTAGAAGATGCACTGTCTCCAACCCCACCAATAGTAGGATTGTCAAATGCACCTAAAAGATATTCGTCAGTCTTCCATAACCAACTATCTTGGGTATTAGTACCAGTATTGTCTGTATCATTCCATAAAGCTGTAGTAGTCGTAGGCAAAGTAGAAGAAGCAATTATAGCACCTCCACTCGCTGACCATGCGGTAGCAGAAGTAGATGTTCCTACATTAAATTGCATTCCGCAAGAATTCCCTGACGAATTAGTATTTACTTCCAATTCAAGTCCTTGGCAAATTCTATCTTCACCAGTATTTTGAATTGCGAATAATCCACCAGGAGTAGTAGTCGCACCAGCTGTTACAGTCAAAGATGCACTTGATTCACTCCCGTAAGTTATTATTCCTAAGGTAGCAATTTCATCAACGACTAAGTCATTGGTAATATGCACATCAGTAAAAGTAGTTGGAGAAGCAATATAAGCACCTAATTGCCCAATAGCGTCAGACACTACTGGGGCAGGAGCTTCAATATAGTCTCCTTCCACAACAACTTTCGGAGCTTCTTGCCCGAGGTAAGCCTTAATATTGCCGATATTAGTACCGACAATAGCTATAGCCATGATAACCACCAATGCAATTATATTTCGTTTGTTCATATTTACTTTTCTTTAGTTTTTACAGATGGTTTCTTGATGGTTTCCTTGGCCTTTTCGACTTTTACCTCTTCAGTGGCCTTTTCTTCCACCTTTTTAACATTGGGCTTTTTCTCAGATTCCACTAATTCTTCATATCTTTTATTTTCTTTCTTTTCTTCCTTTTCAGCTTTCTTCTCTTTAGCCTTTGCATTAATCTTTTTCTTTTCTTCAGACCTCTTTGCCTCTTCTTCAGCTTCCTCTGCTTTTTTCTTAGCAATTTCAGCATCCAGTTTCTTCTTAGCTTCCTCTTCTTTTCGCTTCGCCATAACTTGAGCCTTGTATTCCTCTTCGGTAGCAGGTGCTACTTCTAGGCAATGCATCATGTTATATAGCTTTCTAGCATCCTTTTCTTCTACAACCACATACTTCTGATGAGCAATAGTTACCGTATTACCACTAATAGATAAATTAACCTCTTTGACTTCTGGATTATAAACTTTTGCATAGTCCATAAAAATTCAAATTAGTTAATAATTAGCTAGTATAGCTTTGACCATCGCCCTTAGTTGCCCATGTACCTCTCCAATCGGAGTGTCCAGCAGCCATTCTAAAGTCGATCGAGAAGACCCTATTCTGGGTTTTACTGTCAATTGAGGTATTAAATTCTGGCTCTTGACGAAGATACACTTTCAATTTAGAGAAAGCATTATCCACTAGATACCAAGCAGTAGCTGAACCGCCATTGGTTGAGTTCAACCATCTGGAAGTTACAACATCAATGCGCCCTTCATAGAAGTTCACATCGTTGTTAGCTGTAGTTGGTCTAAGCGGAGTATTCGCAAATATTACTGCGTCTTTTTCCAAATCATCAGGTACGACCAATGTTGCTTTCCCCATAAACTCCATTGGCAAACCTCTATCAGTCAACTGTTTGACCAAAGCCAAACGACCTGTTTCAAGGTTTAATTCTGTCAAAGTGATACCTGTACCAGAGGCATTACTTTGGGCTGTACCCCCATCTTTTCTAGGATGAGAGACTGAGAACAACGCTTTCGTATCATTCATACGATACAGCGTATAGTTGTTATTCGTAACAGCAGTCGTAAAACCACCATTAAGAATATTCATTGAGTACTTAGCTTTGGTCATTCTAGCTGTAATAGCAGCTAAACGAAAACTGTCCAACTCTTTTTGATAATCAGTATCTCTAAGCCTATTTTTAGTAACCTCAATAGTCTTCGTTAAATCTTTGATTGTATAGACTGTTTCATAAGTTACTAAATTAGAGTCCTGATCATAAGCATCGCCTTCATTCGTTTCATTATACAAACCAAGACCAGCTGTCCCAATATCTCTAATGATAGAATCATTTGTGCTAATCACATTCATAACTCTACCGACTGGTTCCATACTATCGTATAGTTCCAATGATTGATCAAACACATCAGCAAACTTAGCAATCGCTCCTCTTTGGGCTAAATCACCAAATACTGCTCGTGTTTCAACTAATTGTTGCATACATTTATAGTATTAATTGATAATTAGCTTATTAAGAGTAAGCGGCTCCTGCACTTAATTCTGATTCCAGAATAGAGACTAAAAGTCTAGTACTATCTGCGGGGTCAGTTCCCCATCCGTACAATTGCGCTTGACCATTTCTAACAGATGAAGTTTCGTCAATAGTAGATTCACTATCTACATTAAATGCAGCTCCAACTTTTTCAGATGAGTTAGTAGTACCAATAGTACCAGTAACATCACCAGAATAGATTGATTCTTGCGAAACATCTACTTGAACAGAAATTTTATCAACTGTTTCATTGTCAGAAGCAACGGTTACAACACCACTAGCAATTGTAGCTGAACCTTGGGTAGCCTTGGTTGTCAATTGAGGAGTAAGTGAATTACCATACTTATCAACAACGGAATGAACTACACCAAAAATGGCTACACCTGCAGATAGTTTTTCAGCATTACCAGCATTAAAAACTTTGACCATATCACCTATTGCGATATCATCATCATTGTCAATTATAACAGTCTTCAAAACTGGAGCTGAATTTCCACGCAATGTTTTAGCATAACTAAAAGACATAATCGTGCGTATTAACTATTAAATGTCATAGCCCTTTTCACGCAACACTTTTATCCTATCGGGATTAATTCCACTAGCATTTGCTATGGATTTATCCTCGTCAGTAGTTGTGTTAGGTTGGGCTAAAGGTTTACGAATAGTTCTCGTAGAACCTATATCAGCCGGAACCCCAACTTCTTGAGTATCGTCTACTTCGGGTTGTTGTTGTTTTGACTTAAAGTCAATAAATTCCAACCCGTCTTTGACCATCTCATGGATAGACTTGCGAGCAATATACTTATTCTTATTCATTGATTCTTTGAGCAAAGAGCTTTCAGAAGCCTTTATATGCTTCTGAAACGACTCAAACTGTTCATCATCGAGGCTTTTAATCCTCTCATCATAATCAGCTAAAGCGTCAGCTCTTTTAGATTTGTAATCGGTTTTAATGTTATCAGCGTCATCGCCAACATCATCGCCATCATTATAAATATCATTCACAGAAGTATCATCTCCTATGTCTGATAATGATTTCATCCGATTACTATCCTTCAATCTCTTTAAATCTTCTTGAGCAATCTTTTTATCCATCTCTGCTTGCTTTGCTTGCTCTTCAAGTTCTATCTCTCGTTGAGTTTTCTCTGGCTGTTCTTCTTTGCCTGTGTCTGTTTCAGGGTTAGGATTCGACTTGTCTTCCTCCTTAACAGGTTGTACAGGCTCAGGTTTTTTATCGTCAGCAGGAACTTGCTCTGACTTCTCAACCTTGGGTTGAGTATTAGATTCCTCTTTTTTGTCCTCGTTTGTCATATAGTTCTTATTAGAGTCTTTATAAGTGAGACCAAACTTCACCAAGACCTATAAACACAAACAGGAGCGTCATTTAAGACGCTCCTATCTGGAACATTTAGCCCACGGGGAGTGAGACTTAATGAACCAGATAGGAACACCCTATCTGACTCCCCGTGTGTTTATATTAATTTGTAAAATGTACTACCTAGTAAAACTGGTATGCTTATTAGAAAATCTATACTTTTGATAGAAATTATCCTTGTATTCTATCCACTCCTTATCCTCACCTTGCACTACTTCTAACAACCAATTCCTTGTCTTTATACCTTCTTGAATATGTTCTTCATTGCCATAAGTCTTATATAGATGTTCTGCATGCTCTTCATTTAAATCTTTCTTCTCTTTGTTGAATTGAGCTGATCCTTTACCAAATGCTTTAACTTGCCCTGGCTTGATAGATACCTCATATTTTTCAGACTTATCTTTTTCGTTAAAACCTCGAGCTTTAAGATTATCTATTCTTCCAAATTCATCAGTTGGCAAATCTATCCATTCTTTAGTATTCGTAATTGGATGTTCTGTCATCTGAGTTTCTAGCGTTGATCCTCCTCCATGTTCAACATCTGAACAATTCTTTAAATAAATCATTTATTTTGTTTTTTAATTTGTTTAATCTTGTCAGACGCAGTCTCCATTATCATCAATTGTCTTTGCGTCCTTACAATCATTCCTTTGCGAAGAAGCCGACCATTTATATCATCCTCTTTGATTTTATAATAATAATTCTTATCAAAATTAATAGTAGCTTTGAATAAATCCTTAGCTCTATCAACCTTGTTTATCTCATTATATATCAACAATTCTTCTAGCCCATCAATCTCTTCTTGCTTAGTTGGTATCAGATAATCTATTAACTTCTCAATTATATAAAACTTTATTTTCTTTATCATATTAATTCTTTAAGGCTCTTGTCTCCCTCTAACGCTCTAACTGCATCTTGTGGAGTCTCTTGCCCTCCTGCTCCTTGTTGTCCTCCAAGTATCTGTTCTATACCCATCTCCCCACCCCCTTCAACTGAAGCCTCTTGCTGTGGAGCTTTTATCCTCTTGATGTCTTTATCTCTAAACTTCATTACCAAGTCTTGGAACATAGCTTCTTTGTTGGCTAGATCAGGATAAAGAGCAAACACCATCTTCTGGAATTGTACTTCTTTGTTAATTGCTTCAGATTCTAAAGTGGCAAGACTAGACTTAGGGGTGATAACTATATTAGCTTTTGTATCTCTAAGAAACGCATTAGTAATTTGTATCTTAGATATATTGCCTGGTGTCTCTTTGGCTTCTTGCTCTACTTCATTTTGATTCACCTTATTAACAAACGAAATTTCTTGTGTACCAATCGTACCATCAGACAATAATTCATCTCTTAACTCTATCACTTTAAACCTACCTCTCTTATCTTTTTTATTCGATGGCAATGTATAGAACTGATACATATTATACAGTCGTAAGTTATACTTATCTCTTTGGCCAAATTCCATTAATTTGACGAATAGTGAAACTAACTGCAATGCTCCCTCTCTTTCGATTGATACTTCAGTAGCAGTCTTAGCTTTACCAGCTGACGCTCCTAGCTGTTCAGGGTCAATAGATGATTGATTTATCCTGGCTTGTAATATCTGAAGCATATTGTATGAACCAGTGCCAGGTTCACCAAGATCAAGTCTAGTAGCCTTTCCTCCTTCTTCGTCCATTTCTATTACATTGTCAGGCTCTAGGTATGTTTCAGTTAAAGATGTATGAGTACCTTGAATTACTATTGGAGCTTTCAATGCCATATACAACCTATCAAGGATATTGTTAAACAACTTATCTTCTGTGTCTATATCACTTATCATCTTATCTGCAATAGATTTACCAAGAATAAACTTAGAGTCTAGTATCTCGAACTTGGCTAACCAAAATGGTAACCGCTTGTGATTCCAAGGCAAAGGGGATACTACATCATCTTTCATTGGATTAATCCAAATGCCATTAGCTATCATTATATATTCATCAGTTTTTTGATTAAAATATCTAATAATCTCTATCTCATCCTCTTTGATATCTTCTGACCTCTGATAGAATATTGTCTTCTCTTCATTGATAGTTAGGGTTAAATTACCAGGGATAACAAGATCAGCATCAGTGTAACTTCCAAACTCACTTTTAAAATTATCCTCTTTTAAGATTGTTCTCCATGCTATATCATCCATGTCCTGTACATCATTCACAAACCAATCACCAAAGTAGATATCTTCTACTGGCACAATCTCACCATAAACATCATTCCATTTATCTATCTCTTCTTCTTTAGACTTTATTTCTCCTGTCTCTGGATCTTCATCAATTACTATTCTTTGTATTCTTCTATCTCGCTTCCAACCTTCAAAGCCTATAACTGTACCCTTAGCCATTGCCTCATACATCTCAAGAATAAACTGTCTGTCTTCTCTGCCTTTAATAAGAGAATCTTTTAAAATAGCATTAGATACTTGCTCTTTTTTTCTATTAACCAAATTAACTCCGCCTTCTATCTGGGTAGTCGGCATCATGTAATTAGCGGCTAATTTAGATAATATACCAATTAGTTTATTCCTAGGAGTAGGACTAGCAAGGTTAGACTGCCACCATTTCTTCCATGCTGGCTTCTCTCTAAATTGAGATACTCTCATAACTGAATCTTCAAAGTATTCTAATGGGGTACGATTACGGATAAATTCAAACTTCTGACTTCTTAATGTTCTTAAATCATAAAACCTAGCAATGGTCTTGCTTGCTATGTCTCGTCTTTCATCAGATTGCATTCGTTCCTGCACCTCATTAGCTGACTCATTGTATTCTTCTATTTTTGGCATAATGTTATTTTAAATTTGAAAACACTCCATAATGATCACCTACTATATCTGAATCCACATAGACCCTGAACCCTGCTTTTCTTATAGCCTCACAGAACTGCCAATCACCGTCTTGCTCTCCATTTTGTGGTCTGAAGTACGGGTACTCTAGTTTCTCGAATACTTCTCTTTTAATAACACTCATACCCATACAGAATATATCCACTTCATTCAATCCATCTTGCAATATACCAGGAGTTTTACCGCTTGCGTCCTTAATGCATATCATCCTTTGCATATCATCCTTTGCATAATACAACCCACTAATAGCGTCCTTATCCTGTATTATGAGCTTCTTAATAGCATCAGGCGGAGGTACTACATCCCAGTCAACAAAGACTAGATGGGTGGCGTCAGTCTCCTTAATGGCTGTACTTGCCAACTTATTTCTCTGATTAGCCGTTGAATCGCTAGTACCAGTAGTTGAGGCTTCAGGTGCTAAGTAATATTTAAATGATCTATTCAACGCTTCACCTACTAACCACTTATGATGTCCTGTGTATATCCAAGGCATTCCACATATTTCTAAGTATATTGGTTTTATTACTTGCATATTTTGATTTTAACCTACTAATTGAACCGTTAGTATAAATCCAGTTACCATATTTATGATCACACCAACTAACCCATAATCCTCTTGCTGATAAATCAACAAAGAAAACTTTGCCTAGTTTAATCTTAACCCCCCAATATCCAAAACTATTCTTTTCAAATGTCAAAAACTTTAAATCTATAAACATATAGTTATCTTGATATTTCTTGCACGCTTACCCATTTAGCCCAAAGACTACCAGCACCATCAAGAGTTTTACAGGATACTTTTGCGTACTTTGACCCTTCTACAAAATCAAACACAATAGTAGTGGTTGCTTCATTAAGAGTATCAATTGCGTATAAATATTCTTTTGGCCAATTATCAATTGTAGTTGTAGGGATACTATAATTCTGCGCTCCCTCTTCATACCAATATGTTCTATCTTCATCCCAAGCATACTCTACCTTGCAAACTAAGGTTGAATCGATAGATGTGCCTCTATAGCCTACAAAAGCTGTTGCACTTTTAAGTCCTTCAATCCTTTGAGGAGTTGATGAGGCTGTACCTCCACCAGTGTATCCACCAGCCATAGTCTGATAAGAATCAGCACTACCAAGCAAGTCAATTCCTGCTTGAGGTCTAAAGGCTGAACCAATACCTTTATTATTATTTAGTTCATAAGTTAATAACCCAGCTAAAGCTACGACTATAATAACTATTGGGATAACAATCACTTTATGTTTCATAGTGTTCTTATTAATTAATATCTATGCTCCAGACATCCCAGTCTCAAAGACTGGTCTGACTGACTGCGAAACCTTACGGTCTCTTTTATCTTTTAGTTCCTCAATATAGGTCTCTGCCTTTTGAGGACTTTTAATGTAGTTGGCAAAGTATTTGAACTGATCACAACAATGTGAGTTTATATCGTGTACTGGCTCCTGTTTAAACTCTTGTGTCTTTTCATCGTATTTGTAGTGGTAAGCCGTTATTCTGTCTAATGCTATCCCCATAGAGCCACTAGAGTCCATCCAGAGACTCTTAAATATCCTCTTAGCCTCTGATATAGCCTCTAGCTTGCCTATTCGTCTTACAAAGACATTATCAAATCCATTCTCTCTTAATATACTCTTCAACGATTTATTAAGCTTAGAAGACCTAGCATCTGCTTCATTCGGATCAGGTATCACTATCATATCTTTCCAGCCTGGCACATAGTTGGATTTACCTGGTTCCATATCATCATGTATCATATTCCAAGGTCTCTCAATCGCTTTCACCCATTCTATGTAATGATAGATGTCTTCATTTTGATTCTCATAATAATCAAACCATCTTATCTCTTCTGAATAACCTAACACCTGATAGAAACCATTAGCCCATGTATCACCTATGCCTGGGTCAAACGCCCAATAGACTGGATGACCCTTGAGGTGATCTATTTTTGTTATTCTTCTCTCTATTCTCATCTGTGCCACTTCCTCATGGAATACTGATGAGAGGGCTGTACCCGAGTATGAGATGTCTAACTCTTGAGCTATAACATCTGGGTTATCTCTTTCTTTTTGTTTTTCGTACCAAGGACTTGTCCACTTATCCTTACTATCCTTTTTCAACCCTGTTGCTTTCACTGGATGTTCTGACCAGTGCATGGTTATGTTATATATTCTTTCTTTCTTTAGAACAAAGAACCTGTTGTTTTTAAATAATGGAGTTGATAAAGCTATCCTACATGGTGTGGCCTGCATAGCTGAAGTCCAGGCTGATGAGTCTGTGTATTCCCATTTAGAATATTCATCGAACAGAATTGCATTACGCCTGCCACCTGTCCCGAAGTTTGCGTTGTTGGACTCACCTGACACTGTGCCGTTAGTCTCTGGGTTCTGTATCTTCATAAACCCAGAATGTACATCCATGTTAAACCCTTTAGGTAGTAACCACTTGGGTTGTGAGTCTAGTAAATATCTCATCTTTGGCAGTAACATATCCAAGTTACCGAGTGTATCCACATAACTCTCTTTCCTTGAACCTACAAGGAATGTCATATCGTGGAATTGCCAAAGATAAGTAAAGACTAACATCATTGACCAAGAAGCTCCCATGTCTCGAGACTTCTCTATTCTCAAGTCTTCACCCTTTTCAATGTGTTCTATTGTTTTGTCAATTAATCTCTTCTGGAAGTCTGCTCCCTCATGATCTGGGAACATCTCATGCCAATGACAGAATGGGATTGACCTAGGCTTTGGTCTAGGCTCATATAGCCATGCCCAGTTCTGTAACCAGTAATGTACATCTGCCTTGCACATCTGTTTATCTAAATCTTGTTTTTTTAAAACGGCAACTTTCGTCCCCGTTAAAATGTTATTCATCCTTAGTACCCTCCTGTCTATTTCTACATTCTGTATTTCTTCTAATTTTTTTAATTTGTCTTCGTACTCTGGCATAGTTTATATTTAACTGCTTCCCAAAGAGCATCGCAAGGATTTTCGCAAACCTTATAGTTATCTTTTAATTCTACTCTCCATCCATAATCCCATTTTATTAACTGTTTAAAATCATCCTTCAAGAACTCTAACATCTGGCCGATGGAGGGTAGTTCAGCTTTTGATAATCCGCCCCAGCTCGCCCTATAAAATAATAACATCCACTCTTTTTTCTTTTTATTTTCCAATTCATCCCATTGCTCTTTTGTTATAAGTTGTTTCATATTCTCCCCGTTAATTATTAACTGCTAAATACTCTTTTATTATCTCATCTTTTAATTTCTCCCAAAGACTCTTGTCTTGAAACCAATTCTGTATCCTTGGATATTTAGAATTTAAAAACTCTACTACATTATCTCCACCAAATTCTTCAAAGTCTTCTACTAGATAATTATCAACATTCTGGATGGTAATATGATCGCCAAACCATTTGTAGAAATTATTATCTTGGGCTAGGAATTTTTTAAATTGGTCTAGCATACTATTTCTTTAATTGTTTTAATAACTGCCTCTGCCATTTGTCTTATAGTCTTCTCTCTATAACTGCTACTAAAATCTTCAAGGTCAAAAGTTTTAAAATATTCTTCATCTTCTTTCTTGCTCGACAGGGTCATTGTAACTTTATAGTCTGTCATATTTATTCTTTTAATTCTCCAGACTTGGCGAAATCTAATTTTTGTCTTTCTTCTAGAATATTGATGTCGACTTTATTCTCTAGCTTCTCACCCTTCGATGTTACATCTATCTTTTTAACTATTCTTTGCTTTAATGTGTTGGCTTCTTTAACTGCCCCGAGCTTAGTTTTATAGTCCTCATGTTGTGTCATCAAAAACCCAAGTTGCTTGTCTATAAACTCATCATTTAAGGCCGAAGTTTCCAATAATTCATTGATTTTATCGCATATCTTAACACTACGCAACATCCTTGACGATGTTGACATTGCTGTCTTATACCAATTAACTTTAGACTCATCTGGGTTGTATGCCTCTATGTATGATTGCACACCATTCGCAAAAAATTCTTTATCACTTGCATAAAGTTGGCAGAACTTTTCTTGCTTTGGATTTAATTTTAGTGCCATACATAATTTATTCTTTAAACAGACTATTCGCAAATCTCTCAAGTGTATCTTCAGCCTTAGCTAAATATTCTTGCTTATATTCTAAGTCTGTTATTAATTTATATTCTGTCTTCTCAAATTCTAATCTTTTTCTACCAATCTCTAAATCTAATAATTTTAATTTATATTTTTTTGCTCTTATCTCATCCTCCAATTCTGCCAATCTTTCAAACTCATTCTTATATTTTTTTAGTGATAACATTTTGCTTACTCCCCGTGTCCTCAAAATATAACTGTGCTTCGCACATAATTCTATCAGGACGCTCTTTAATTAATAATGGGATGTTGACTACTTTAACTTTAACTCCGTGTATCATCTCCCACTTTATCAACAACTCGTTATATTTCTTCTGGTCTTCTTTTTCTTTTTCAAATTTTTTATCAATCATATAAATTTACTCCTCTCTGCATCTAAAACTTTAAAAGGCAAATCCCTGTCCAGCAATCCTTTTTCTTTTAATAAATTTATTTTACGCTCTCTTGATTTTGGATCATTTGGTTGCATCGCCCATTCTAAATTAATTCTATTCATATCACTCTTAGCCTTAACTGCCTGCCACATCTTCTTTAACTCTACTGTCTGCTTATCTTTTTCATTAGCCGTAAACTCGTGTGCCTTAGCATGAGCTGATCCTATCTTGTGTGCCTCCCTCTCTGCTTTACTAAAATATAAATCTGGGTTGTTGGCCATATAATTTTTAATTTCTATCCTCTCCGGCACTTGCATGCCGGCTACAGGCAAGAGAAATCTATGCATCGGATTATATACTCTTGTCCACGATTTGTGCAATCAAGCACTGGAGAAGATAAAATTATTATCTCTCCACGACCGACCCGTGATGGTCATCACAGTTATTGCCAGTCGCAGAGCGACTATCCTGTAACAATGACAGGTCAGTTGATAGCTGTACCATACTATCGCACACATCTAGTTTAGCTATCCTCATGAGCCGACAGTTGGATAGCGTAAGGATGTAGCATTTTATTAATCTGCTAGGTTCGCATTGTGAAGAGGCGTGGCAGATGTTACTTAAACAAAAAAAACGAACCTAAAAATAGCTTCGATCTGTCTCTTCAATTACAAAATAATTAAACATAGTAACGAGCTTAATTGTTTTATCCACAGTTCAACTCCACTATATCACATTCTTCAATATCGATCAACTCCCCTTATCCCCCCACAAAAAAATCACAACCCAACTTGCTACAAATAATAATTCTAGGAATAGAACTGTTAGACCGGTCATAATAAAGTCCTCTGCTTATTTCTCCCTAACGCACAGTCTAGAATGTGTTTGCCTAGTTCGGGTTTTACACAGTTTCTTAG